AACGCCTTGCTTGGCTGCGAGAATGCCGGGATCATGCGCCGGCTGACCGCGCAGGATGGCACCACACGGCGTACCACTGCGCCCGGCTGGGTTGGACGCAGTGGGTGTTAGTCGGCGACGAAATCGTTGGCGAGGAACTGACCGACGAAGGCCGGGCCGTGCTAAACGCAGCGAAGGAGGATTGATATGATGAAGTTGAAACAGGCACTTCTGATCATCGGCTCCGTCGCGCTTGCGCTTCTCATTGCGATAGGTTCCCGCGTTCTGCTGTCGATTCTGACGGGCGGACATTGGCCGTGGTATCTGTTTTGAGTTCACAAGGGGTATGGTATAATCCATCCATGCAACAAGCTAAGTATGGACCAAATAACCCCCATCCCCGTGGGATGATTGGCGAGATGATCGCCAACAAGTTGATCGACGCGGGCTGGTATGAGGTCGATGACGGAGCTCCATATCACCAGAAGTTTTGGACCCGCCCGGTCGATCCGGACAAGCCAGACGACTCCCCACCCACATGTACCATTGAACAGGCTCACGAACACGCATTCGGATACAGGCTATGACCGGACCCCGGGTCCGGACACAACAAAGGCCCTGCCATCTAGCAAGGCCTTTTGTTTTTCAGAAAACAGCCTACTCCCACGCGTCCGAGAACGCCACCGTCAGATACGTGTCAGTGCCCCCACCCACGCGCGTCACAACCATCAAGTTGGCACCCTTGACCAGCCGCATCCACACCTCGGACGCATGACTCGGCCCCGTGTCAAACAACGAGTAGGCTGCCGCGCCGTCGTTCAGCACCGACCGCCGCAGCGGCTCGCAGTCGATCACCAGCGACTTGTTGGCCGCCACCGTGCCCGACCACACCAACTGACACGATCCACAGGTGATCGTCAGCCCCGTGACCGGCGTCGCTCCCGCCTCCAGGGTCAGCAGCACTTCATCCGTGTACGTGTTGCCGCCGTTCGTGACCGTGATCGTTTTCGACGGCGTGTCGAGCGCCACCCGGTCCGCCATGTTGAGATACAACCCCGTGTTGAGATAGCGCCCCGTGTTGAGATACCACGCCGCGCCGTGCAGCACCCCCCTCCACAAGGTCTTGACCAGGAAGACCATGGTCAGCGGTTGGAACAGGCCGTGCGAGTGTTGCGCCTGTGTGTCGTAGTCCACCGCCATGCAGCGTGCCAGCGCCCACTGCCGGTCGCCGTTGTCAAAGGACTCACGCCACAGCCGCGCCTCTGTGCCGCGCAGCGCCCGCAGCTCGTCCATGCGTGTGCGCAGGCCTGCAGCCGTGTTGCCCTTGATCTTGCACTCATAGACCAGCTCAAACGGCAGCTCCGGCGCGGCCTGGCCGCTGCCGTCGGCATCGTGCACCCCGCCGCCCAGCACTTTGACTATCCGCAAGCGCGTTGGCATCGTGCCAGCCGTGTGCTTGGGGGAGGCAACCGGTAGCTCTACCGATCCGAAGTCAGTCAGCTTGTACATGCGCCTCCTAGTTGATCGTTGATCGCCAGCGCGGCCCGATCATGATCTGGTCCGGCCCCGCCGGCGCACCGGGAACAGGCGTGGCCGAGGTGTCCCGGTCCCAAAGACCCAGCACCGTGTCAATGTTCCCGCCGCTGGCCAGCGTAGTCCAGATGTATGACAGCGGCACCGACAGTTCGAATCGCCAGTTGGAGCCGGGCGTGGATCTCGCCACTACTGTGGCACCCGGCACCGCATACTGATAGTCGCGCAGCTGGCCGCCAGGCGAAACGAACAGATCGTGATCGTCCTGCAGCGGCCGCACGATCCCATCGGCCAGGCCATCGACGGAGATCTCCGCCGCATCGCCGTTGTACAGGTCGCCAGCAGGCTCCAGGATCACCGTATCCGTGATGATCCCTGCCATGACCAGGTTGGCCCCGTTGCACGCGAGCCACATCCGGCCCGACAGATCGGCCGCGCTGGGTGTGGCCAAGGGATTGATGTATTGGGCATTCGCCGCGCTGAGCGCCTGCGATGGCCGGCTAGTCCACTCCGCCAGACTGCCGTCCATCGTGACCGCCAGCGTGGGGCAGGGCAGCGGTGTGCGGGTAGGCGTTGGGGTGGGCGTGGGCGTGCGCGTAGGCGTCGCCGTAGGCGTGGGGGTTGGCGTGGAAGTGGGGAGGGCCGCGCCCGTCGTGGGGGTTGGGGTTGGCGTACGCGTGGCTACCGCCGTTGGAGCTGGTGCCGTGTCGCGTATCAGAAAATACACGTCCCAAGCAGCGACACTGAGCGACGTGCCAGCCGCGCCGCCTGGATTATGCGTTGCGTCGCCGCCATAGGCGCCATTGGCCGTGATCTTATCAAAGCCTGCCGGGATCGTGACGGATGCGGCACTGGTCGTGGCATTGAAGACCACCATCCCGTTGCTAAACTCACGCGTCCAGACGTGCCCGCTCAGTGCCAGCGTATCACTGATCAGCTGGCGCATGGTCATGCCGTTCTGTGCCGTTGCGTCGTTGACGATGGCATCGTAGTAAGGCCAGCCGAGCCAGCCCAAGTCAGCGATGTCCGTGCCGCTCGCGCCGGTTGTCAGGTCGACCAGACATTCATCGCACGGATACCAGTAATAGTCCTGGTCCACGCGCGGGACACAATAGCCGTTGATCAGCGCAGCCGAGCCGCAGGTCAGCCGGCGTGCATGGTTCAGGTTGGCCGTATCCAGGCCAGTCCCCGTGAAATAGGGATCAAAATAGCCGTTCGTGATGATGGCCTCATCCATCATCAACACGTTCAACACGTCCTGATCCTCCCACCGAATGGAGGACCGCATGTTATAGTCCCACAGATTGCCGCCGGCCGCTCCGTCCGGATCCGGCACAATCGCGTCAGCGCCGATGGTGTTCGGGTTCTCTGCGCAGCGCGGCCAGCTTTCCAGCGGAAACGACCCGTTGAACGCTGCCGTCGCATGGCCGGCCGTGTAGCTGTTCGACAGCGGATCGGTCAGCCCCGACAGTGAAAACTCCCCGCCGGCGACCGTGATCCCCTGGGTGGCCAGCACGTCGAAGAACGTGTTATAGCCATCCAGTTGGTGGGTGTTGATCGTGCATTTGTTCCACTGCGTGATGTCAGGCGTGCCGTTTTCATCGGCGTCGATGTACCCGAAGTTCGACAAAGCGTGCGGGATCGTCATTCCTTCGACGTAGACCGCATTCCAGCACGGCCCGCCGTCACAGGTGGCCGTGTCGATGGTGTCCGAGTAGTAAGCCGACAGCCACGGACCATAGGTCGTGTCGCCGTCCGGCGCGATAGACGACCAGTTCATGTAATCATCGTTAGCCGGGTTGGGATACGGTTGCAGCACGGACCCGGCGATGTTGCGTGCCAGCCAGTCCCCGGCCGGCGACGCACCGTCGGCCGATCTCGCCGCGGTGTAGATCGCACAGCGGTTCTGGTAGGCCCCGGTCCAGCAGTAGGACGTGGGCCACATCCGGGTGGGCAGCGTTGCGATGAACTTCAGGTTGGGGTTCAGCGCCTTCAGGTAGGCCCACGGATGTTGCTCGTCTGGTCTTGGGATGTAGGCGTTGTAATTCGGCCAGTCCGTAGTCAACAGCACAGCGTGAGCCCGGGCGATATGCTTCAGCCATTCGTCGTTGCTGTCAGAGACGTTGTAGCCGCCCTCGGACGCGATGATGCGCGGGAAGGAATCGAGCTCGTTCCACGGCCCGCCGTTGACCACCCCGGCCGCGGTGCCGTCGAACATCACCATGTCGGGCAGCTCCTCAGTTGGAACCGGCCCCGGCCCCGGTCTGGCGCGCTGGCACCCGGCGATCAGCACCGCCGCCAGAACGATCAAAGCTAACAGAGTCGCTCGTTTTAGTCCCATGGGATCATGTCCACGCACACGCCATTGCGGTAGATAAACCAGCGGATATTCTCATACACGCCGTCCGCCACCCCTTCCTCACGCAAGCACCCCGTCACCAGGCCGTTCTTGACCGACAACTGGTAGGGCATTCCCTTGCCCTGCGACGTGTGCCCCTGGGTGGGCAGCGGTTGGGATCGTGACGTTTCCGCAGTGCCGATGGTCTGCGCCACTTCGCGAAAGTCGTTCGTCGGCCAGCGGTCGATGGTGGCCACCGTCATCGCCACCGTGTAGATGCCATCGGGCGACACTTGCCGCTTGACCCCCAGCACCCACAGCACGTCGTGAACGTCAATGGAGTGGAAGCTACCGGCCCATTCGTCATAGTCGATTTGAATCGTGTGGCCTGGCCAGAGCTGGTACTGGCTTGGAATTGCCGTGGCCTCATATGCCGTCTGCAATTCGGACACCCGCCGCAGCTCCTCATAGGTCCGATCAAACAGGCTGTTGGCGGCATACACCGCAGCCAGGTCGAAGATTGACTCCGCCACGATGTCGGGATAGTTGGCCGGCGCGTCGATGCGGCCATACTCCGACGTGCGCTCCAGGTAATTCTCTGTCGTCGATAACACGTACCCTGCCGGCACCGTCCGTGTCGTCTTAGCCAGAGTCACCACGGACGCCCCCGACCCGCCGCCCGTGGGGTACAGCCGCGTCACCAGGTCATAGCTATCGTCCGTCTGGGTCAGCTCAGTCAGCAGCATCGTCGACTCGTCCGGCTCGCCGCCCGCCTCGCCGCCGATGGCCCGCAGCCCGCTGGCCAGCTTGTCATTGCCCAGCCAGCGTATGCGCCGCCCGGAGAAGCCAAGCGCAAAGTGCTCGCCTGTCTGCTGAGCGACGCGTCCGAAAGCCGTCAAGATCGACTCCTGCCCGGAGAATTGGAGGTACACACCCTTGGGATTCTGCGTCGCCGTGTAGCCGCCAACAGGGTCCAGTGACCAGCCGGGTGGCGCCAGCGCCATGATCATTTGCAGCGCGTCAAAGGTCGGTTCACGGAACCCCATCGTCAGCGCGTTCAGACGCACCGGCGACAGGTCGATGTCCTGGCAGTACAGCCGCACTTGCCAGTACTCAAAACTGTCTGGGAAGGGTGCCCAATCGTCGGGGATAGAGAACGTGATGGTGCCGCTTTGCGCCAGCGTCTTGCCGTCGACGTTCTCTGTGCCATCGTCTACTTGCAAGTTCACCCAATCATCCGAGTCTCCGCTGTAATACTGTGCCTGGAGGCTGGCCACTACCCCGTTGACCGGTGATCCGAGCGTGATGGTGAGTCGGCTGAAGGGCTCGCTGGACTTGACGAAGATGAACGACAGCGGATCTGATTGCAGATCCACCGTCTCCGGTAGATGCAATACCGTCGCCTCACCGCCGCTGATCACGTGCACCAGCTCCGCCGCAGCGAACGACCGGTCAGTGTACAGTCCCAGGTTGCCCACCGTGCGCCGTGACAACTCGCGCAGGATGTCATCACCGGAGATCTCCAGCATCGTCGGTCCGCCCGTCGACGGCAGCCGGCGAATGCGGTCGATAATCCCGTAGCCCTCCTGCTGTTTGGCGCGGCCTTCCTCCTGTGACCAGCAGCGCACATAGCGTTTGTTGGCCAGCAGCGCAGCTTGGGGGTCAGCCGCCGGCATCGTAAACAAAAAGCCGCCGGCCTGGTCCAGCCGCAGTTCCGTGGTCCACTGCACGGCCGTGCTGATCGGCCCGTTGCCGTAGCGCACACCCGAGGCGTTTTCGACGTCGATTGAGACTCTCACGGCTAGGTCTCCACGATCTTCTCGGCGACTACGTACAGCGTGCCAGATGGCGTGATGTTGCCGCCGGTTTTATTGAGCAAGCTCACTACTACCGCGCCGTTGCCAGCCCAAGCCGACAGCAGGATGTTAGCAGTAGATCCACCCGTGCCAGTGTACGACGCCTTGCAGAACCACGTGCCGTCGTCATCCACATCGGTGACCAGCACATAGGTACTCGCCGCCGCGCCGTCTGCCAGCGTGCCGGGTGCCCACGGTGATGCACTGGCAGCGGTTCGCACAAGCCGTGTTACCGCTTGCTGCGCTGCCCCCGGCGCGCCGCCAATGGCTAGGCCTTTCCCACCCGCCAGTAACAGATAAGCCGAACCGGGATGCGTCCCGTTGTTTTCGTAGTCTATCGTGCAGTTGACCATCGTGCCGCTGATGGTCAACGTGTCGTCTATGCCGACGTGAATGAACGAGTTGATCGCATCTCCAGCGATTGTCAGAGCAGGGTTCGAGACGCCATGCCAGGAAAGCCCCTCGATGCGGCTATTCTGGATCGTATAAAATCGCACGTTGCCCGCGAATGCACACTGCGAAATCTGCGAGTCGGTCAGGACGGACGTATCCTCGAAATAGATGCTATAGCCGCTTGAGCCAGCCGAGCCGCCAAATCGGTACAGATCGAGACGAAAAGAAGGACTGTATGGCGACCCGCTCACGTAGTCGCCGTAAATGAGATATGTCGGTGTCCCCTCCACGCCGGTATCTCGAATGACCAGTGAAGTGCCAGGTACTCCGCCTTTCAGGTACACTGCCGGCGCGCCGTAGCACGCAAGATAGCTGTTGTAAATCTCCGGTGAGTAGTCGTAGACCGTGTAGATCGGACTGTAGGCCGCGGCCGCGCTGTGGCACGTGACTAGGCATCTGTCAATCACGCTCATTACGTTCGGGATCAGCGTATCATCCAACGTCGTATGCTCTGGCGACAACCCCAACCCATTGTGGTAGTCGGTCATCACGCCGGCCATGCACGCTGCGTTAGTTGCGTAGAGGTAGCACTGCGTCCACCAGTTGCTCTCACATCCTGTATTGTAAATGAGCGCCTTCGTGAATGCGCCGTAGATTTGCAGTCGGTTGCCGACGATCTGCGACGTGTCCTCTCCCGCAGCGTAAACGGCTGTATCAGCGCGCCCGGTCCATATCCCCACCGCTGGTGTGTCCGAGCCATGCCCGACGATCTTGAAATCCTCTAGCGTGATCTGCTTAGAACCGATGATCTCGATACAGGCTTTCCCGGTGTTGTGGCATTCCAGCACCGTCCCGAAATGCCCGGTCGCGCCGAGAACCTTGATGTTGGCCGTTTCGCAAAGGTTCAATGCACCGTCATAGGCATAGGTGCCAGGACGTAGCTGGACCGTACCGCCGCCCGCCGCCTTGGCCGCTGCGATGGCTGCGTTGATGCCTGCCGTGTTGACCGACTGCGACGCGCCAGGCCAGGCACCGTAAGCACCCACGTGGAACTTGTCCGAGTTGGCGTAGGCCATGGCCTGCGGCAGCGTCAGCGGATCATCGTGCGGGATCGCGTTCGCCGCCTGATACTCACTGACTGAGATCATGCCGATGTACGAGTTGTCCGCAATGCCCCCCGTGCCGATGTTGGTGTCCAGCGTCAACTGCGTCGGACTGTCTACTGTGTCAATCGTGTTGTATTCGACAGTGCCACCCACCAGCTCATACGCTACATAAGCGCCAGCCAAAAAGCCAGTGCTACTATCCACCGTGACAACCTTCTGGCCCGCACTGGCGGCCCCGTTTGTCAGGGTGGCGATGTTGCCACCCACGTACCCGAACGTGATCGCATCCAGCCGCGCGTCCAGCGAATCGTAGGGACTGCGCGCCGCTGCCAGCTCCGCATTGTTGTTGACGCCAAACGACATGGCATCGTCGAGGTGGGCGTCCAACTGCGACAGCGGAGCGTTGAACGTGTCGTCATCGGCGATGTCGTTGTAAGCAATCGGGGTGTGGTAAATCGTCGACATGAGTCTCCTATCTGCGCCCCACCTGCCGGAGCGCCCTTAGCATTCCGTCCTCTGCCGCCCGGCCCACGGCGCGCGCATCGCCGCCGCCCTGGACGTTGATCGTCACGTTCCAGGTGTCGCCGCGCCCGGCCTGACCGGCAGCCTGCCCGGCCCGCTGGCCAGCACCGCCATAGCCGCCAGCCGTCGCCGTCGCCAGTGCAAACTGTGCCGGCCTGGCCCGACCGACCTGGCTCATCATGGCGTTGACCGCGTCGACCGCTGCCGGCGTCGATGCACGAATGCCAGCAGCAAACCCAAGGCCGAGGTTGCCGCCGATGTCAGCGAACACGGAAGATGGCGATTTGATTCCGAGGATACGCTTGGCGATGGCAATCACGTCGCCGAACAGGTCCTCGATATACTGTTTCAAGTTCTGCGCGGCATCGCTGATCCCGTTGATCATGCCTTGGATCAGGTCCTTGCCCAGTTGCACCATGGTGTCAGGCAGACCCGCGAACCACGCCGTGATCTCATCCCACTTGGTGCTGATCGACGTTTTGATGATCTCGAAGGCTGGCCCGAACATCGTCTGAAGGATGGCCAGCGCACCGGAGATGATGCCCTTGATGTTCTCCCAGACCGTGGCCACGGTGGATTTGACCAACTCCCACGCGCCTGACCAGTCGCCATGCAGCGCAGCCAGGGCGATTGACAGAATGCCCTTGATCAGCGCCAGCGCACCGCTGATCAGGTTGGAGATGATCGTCCATGCCCCGCCCAGAACAGCCTGGATCTCGGCCCCGTGGGTGCGGATGAAATTGCCGATCCCCTGGAGGATGGGCACCACAGTCGCCTGAATGATCTGGATTGCGATGTTGACGATCTCGCTGATAGATGTCCAGGCACTCTGGAAGAAGGACCGTATCTGGTCGCCGTGCGATGCGACAAACGTCTGGATCACTCCCAGCACGCCAGCCACGATGCCTTGCACCGCAGTCAGCACCCCGCCAATCACGTCCTTGGCGCGCTGGAAACTGTTGGCCCATAGCGCCGATGCGCCCGCGGCTGCCTCCCCGGAGAACAGGCCACGGATGGCCGACAGCGCGCCGGAGATCGCATTCCTTGCCGCCTCGATTGTTGGCCCAATCCCGCCGAAATGCTTGACGATGGCCACCCCCAGCAGCACGATAGCGCCGATCACCAACCCGATGGGTGACGCAATCAGGCCGATCACGCTCAGCAGCGCGCCGAATCCGGTCACGACCGGCCCCAGCACCATCAGGATGGGACCTATCGCAGCAGCCAGGCCAAGCACGCCAAAGATGATTTTCTGCGTGTTCGGGTCCAGCTCAGTGAACTGCATCACCAGCCCGCGAATAAAGTCCATAAAGTCTCTGATGTAGGGCAATATCGTTAGAATTGCTGGCTTCATCGCATCGTTGATTTCCTGAGTTAACACCTGTATTCTAATGGCTGCTTGCTCTGCCTCAAACCCAGCCGCGTTCTGGCCCTTCGTTTGGAGATCAAACGCCGTCTGAGCTGTGCCGGCAGCGTTCTGCATTTCTGCCAGTTTGCTTGTGTAGTCATCTGCCTGCGGCCCGCCCAGCGCCATGGCCAGCGTCTGGCCTTCAATACTGCCAATGAAGTTTTGCAGCGGTGTATTCGTTTCGTTGGCTGTGTCGATCACGTCGCCAAGGATACCCACCAACCCTTGATCAGCGATTGCCGCGGCCCCGCTTTCGTATCCCATATCAGCCAGCAACTTGGTCATGTCCGCTGTGGGCGCCATGAGCGATTGCAGGATGCCGCGCAACTGGGTGGACACTTCCGCTGCCCCACCGGTGACACCGGAACCCGTCGCCATCACAGCAAACAACTCCTCTTGTGAGACGCCTAGACTAGCCGTCAGCGGAGTCACCCTGCCGATGGAAGCCGCCAGCTCCGGGAATGTCGTCTGTCCGAGCTGGACCGTGCGCAGCGCCAGGTCAGCAGCTTTCTGCGTCGCCTCTGCGCTCGTGTCCCCGTACCCCTTAGTCACTGCCGACGTGAGCGCAATGGCCTCCGCCGTCGATGCCTGCCCTGCTCTGGCCGCCATAGCATTGGTTGTCAACTGCGCCATGGCATCGTCGGAATACCCGAACGCGCTAACCACCTGGTACAGACCCTCGGTCATGTCGCCCGTGCCCTTGCCCATGTTGATCGCCAGCGTCTGCACGTCATCCGACAGACTGGCGATCTGCCCCGCCGCCTCTGGCACCAGACTGGCGACGTTGGCCATTCCGCCGTTGAACTGGTTCCCCATGGCCATGGCCGCTAGGCCGATCCCGACGATGGGCAGCGTCACGGAGCGCGTCAAGTCCCCACCGGTCGCGCTCATGTTGCGGCCCGCGTTGCGAACGACTTCGCCGGCTCCGTCCATGTCGGACCGGAACCCGCTCACGTCGCCTACCAGTTTGACCACCAGGGTTGCTAGGGTTCCCATGGGTATGGATAGTCCTGTTCGGCTTGTCTCAGTGGCTCGATCAGCTCTAGTGCACCTTCGGCAATGGCCGCCGCAAGATCTGGATCTCGGGGGACACGTAGATCGTCGCCGCCAAAGACCATGTTCAGATGTTCGATCATGGCCACCATGTCCGTGGGCTTTTCGTCATCGTCATCCTCTGGCAGCCACGGCATAAAGTCAGCCGGCGTGGCTGGCGTGTCGTTCTCGCCGCGCCACTGGTTAGCCAACAGCGCCGCAATGCTGGCCAGTAAGAGCTCGATCCGTTCGTCGGGCAGCAGCTCGATACTGCGGTAGGCAATCCACTCCGATAGCTGGGAGGAACTTGTCCGGTCCAGGAACTCCTCAACCGTGGCGCATCCTGACAGCGCGGCCAGGCGAAAGTACAGTATCCGCTCCGGCCGCGCCGTCAGTTTTTTGCCAGCTCCTCCACATCGTCGTCGGTCAACCCCGACAGCCGCCGGCCGGCGTCGAAGACCCGATTGAGCGCGGCCGCGCTTAAGTCGCCCAAGCGTTCCACGTCCGAAGGGTAGAACAGCGGTTGCCCATCGTCGCCGATCGCACAGGCCGCCACGAACTTGGCCCGCATGTTATCCATGTTGACCACCGACTTCTTGCCCTTCTGTTCGACGATGGACGCCTCGAACGCATCCCGCTCACGGCCGGTCAGCTCGCGCACCGTCACTGACCCGCCCCACTCCGGGACCTCCACGACTTCCGTGCGCAGCGGCTTGCCCGCTTGCGCCATGATCTGATCGCGTGTGAGTGTCATGGTGTCTAAGCCAGGGTGGGCTTGCCAGAGATCTCGAGCTTGATGCTGGCTGTTTGCGCGCCTTTGACCTTCAGCTCCGGCTGGAACTCAGTGACCAGCGCCGCGAACGTCCAGGTGAGCGATGCCGCCGCCGGCACCACGAGCTGGAAGTTGCGCTTGGTGCGGCCCACCATGTCCTTGAGCAGACCAGCCGTGAACGAATGGGTGACATTCGCCGGTAGCCAGTTGACCTCGAACGACACGTCGCCGCCATCCAGGATCGTGCCGATCTTCTCCACCCAGCCATCGGTCGAGTCGTGGCTGGTCACGTCCTCCGTGTCGAGCGACAGTTTGGGGCCTTTGATGTCTTTGACTTCGGCGATGGTTGCGAACACTTCCGCTGTGCCGCCGTCGCCAAGTTTGAGATAGGTCCCGAAGGAACTTCTTGCAGCAGTTGCCATCTCTAATACTCCTTAACCTTTGGGGTTACATAGCACCCGCATGGGTGCGACACTACTTCGGATTGCCTCGATGATCATAGACCTGGATCACCGAAGGCGTCACGACCGGCGCCGGATGCTCATGCGCACTATGCCAGTGTTCCAGCATTGCCTCCTCACCTTCCAGCGTGTCGAACGGGCACAGCACGCAGCGCCAGATCGGGAAAAACGACCACTCGCCGGTCTCCCAGCGTGACTCTGCCGCGCTAGGATCGCCGCCTACAGAAATATCGTCCGGAATTTGGTCAACTTCTGGTTTGTTTTTTGCCACAGCGCCTCCTAGATTTGGATCGCCACGTCCATTCGTCGCAAATAATAGCCTGCCTGCCCGGCCGGTGGGGCTAGACCATCAAGGACGTTTTCGACGAAGGACACATAGCTGCCGGCCACACCGCTCCAACGCTTGCCAGCCAATGAGTCGCGCAGCGCGTCCGCCACTGCCTTCACACCGGCATAGGTCAGGTCCGTCACGGTCAGTTGCACGCGCCATGTGGTCAGACCTAGCCCGTCCTGGCTGTAGTCCGCCGGCCCGCTGATCACCTGGTAGCTGACCGCCGGCATAACCGCGCCCTGCACGTTTTGCACCGGCTCGAAGCGCGTCCCGATCAGCGCCGTGACGGTCGCCTGGGTTGCGATGTAGGCCGTCAGGTCCGTTTCCATGCTCACGGTAGCGCCGCCTTTAGGTGCGCACCCAAGGTATCCTCTTGTTCCCGTTGGGTGCTATCGTGCGCAGGGCGGAGGAACGGTCTTGCCGCCATGCCAGGGTGCGAGACCTTGGCCGTCTTGACCATGCCATCACGACCCTGGAAGATCATCGGCGTGCCTGTGATCTCATGCGCCGCCGCGCCGGTCTCCAGGAACTGGTAAAACCAGTGTTCCTTGTCCGGCCCAATGCCGACCTCAACACCCGCCGCGCTGGCCTCCAAGACCTCGGCAATGATCTCCGGACCCGGAGCACCACCAGCCGCCGCATCCGCCACGACCCGCCCACCGGCCAGCGTCGCCGCGCGCAGCACAGACCGAACGCTCATGTCAGCGTCCCGGATCGCCTTCAGCAGATCCTCGCCGCCTTCGAGGGAGACCGTGATCGTGTCCTTAGCCATGGTTGGTGACCCGTTTCGCTAGGACCAGTTCCTCATAGATCAACTGGATTGCCACAATCGAGATAGAGACCGACAGCCAAATGATGCCGATAGACCACATGGAGCTGATTAACGCCAGCGACCACCCAAAGCCTCGAATGACGGTGCCGTACTGGATCACGCCAGCCACACCCCACAACCCCAGCCATGCCAAGCTGAAGGCAATCGACGCCAGTGCCGCGTACAGTTGGCGCCGGCCACCGTGCATATACTGGCGCCGGCCCAGGGCAATGGTACCCAAAAGAAAACCACAAACCGAAATGAACGGATAGGCCATAATGCGCATTCTCAAAAGAATGTCTGCAATCGTCTCCATGCTAGGCAACTCCAAGTTTCAGAACTATGAAGACCAGCAGCGCCAAGATAATCAGACTGCCCACGATCACCAGCATCAAATACTGTGGCGGAAAGACCGGGCTGCTGTTGTTGTAGCGAAGCTGCACGACTTGCTCCTTCAGCGCAGTCAGGTCGGATGTGCGCAGTTGCACCATCTGATCTCGCAGAATTGCGACGTCGTTCGCACGCAGTTGCACCATCTGATCTTTCAGCACAGCAACGTCGGACCGAATCTCGTAAATCGACTTGGTTAGTTCGTTGTAGTCCACGCGTTGCGTCTCATTCCAGATCATCCCGCCCGCTCCGGCAGAGGTCGTGATGGACCCATTGTCCTCACGAACCTCCAGTTGCTGTACGATCTGTCTGCGTTCCGTCGCTAAGTCTGCCCGCCTGTCCTTAAGGGTAAGCCGTCGCTCTCGGTCCACCTCAGTGCTGATGTCCTTGTCCAGCGCCGCAATCTGTTTCGTAAGTGCATCGCACTGCGCTTGTAGCTCAGCGCGTACCTGATCGTCATACTGCATCGGGCATTTCTCGGCACATCAGTTGCAGCTCGCGGTGCCGTTCGTCCACGTCGATGATCGTCCCGATGTGCAGCACCCGCGTCAGATGTAGCAGCCGCATCGTCGTGGTCAGTCCGCTCCGGTAGCGCAGCACCACCCGGTGGGAGATCTCCGCCTGCACTTGCTCAGCGTCGAAGAACTCACGCCCGCGCAAGGGTTCCACCGCAGCCCAGACGACGGCCACCGTCGACCAGGTGGTGATCCGCTCGCCGTAGCCGTTGACGGCCACCACCGGCTGTTGGATCGTGACTCGATGCCGCAGACGACCAGATCGCACCCTACACCTCTCTGCGCCAGTTGCGGAACAGGGCGTCGACCGTCATCGGCAGCGGCGCCGCCATCATGCCTGTCGTCATGACCGGTTCACGGTTCTCGTACCAGTGGCCGACCAACAGCAGGATCGCTTGCCGGAGCTGGATCGGCACTGCCGACCCAGCCGCGCCGTAGCCAGCCACGAACCGCACGGCCAGGCCGTTCAGCTCGCGCAGCGTCGTGCCTGGCCAGCTTGCCGTTCGCTTCAGTCGCACCCGGCCCGGCTGGCTGGAGGTGTCCACCACGTAGTTAGCCGCCGAGAAGACCGTCGCCGCCGCGCTGGGGTCCGTGTACGTGATCGACGTGACGGACTGAAGCGGATACGGCCGTAGCTCCAGCGTGTCACCGGCTGGCCAGCAATCGGCGATGTACTCCCAGGTCTGGTTGATCATCGCCAACTTTGGCCGCGCCGTCTGCTCCAGGTGCGACCGTGCCGCCGTGATCAGCCCGCCGATCAGCGTGTCGTCGTCGTCGATGTCGATCCGCAAATGCGCCTTGGCTTCAGCCAGGCTCACCGGTTCAACGGTTGGTGCGGTGATCAGGACCAATGCCATTAGCTACCTCCAACCGTCTGGCCAGGTGCGACAGCGTGCTCGGCCTGGGTCTGCACCGGCAGGGCAATGCCGCGCTGGATTAGGTCGGCAGCGATCTCGGCCTCGACTTCGACCACGGACCCAGGGTCCAGCCGTTGGCCCTTGGCCGGCGAATACCGGGTTAAAATTCGGATTTGCATGACGCCACCTTGAACGCAGTCGCCGCAATGTCATACTGCGACGCAATCTCAATGCCATACCGCTCCAGCCACATGGCCTGATCGAACAGATACCGCATACCATCGGGCATGATGCGCCAGCAGTCGATGGGATAGCGATGTAGCGGGAACTGCCAGTGCGTCACGATGGCCAGCATCCCGCCCGGCCGCAGCACCCGCACCAGCTCCGGCACCCACAGCCAGATCGCTTCCACGTGCTCCATTGTGGAGCCGGTCATCACGATGTCATAGGTGCCATCGGCCAACGGGAACCGGTACGGGTCAGGTGACACCAGGTCCACATTCGGCCCGTCGGCCACGTCCAGGCCCGTGTAGTGCCAGCCAAGACCCTGGACCAATGGCCTGTACGTGCCGTTGACATCGTAGCTGCCCACGTCCAACACGCTGGCGGGTTTGGGTCCGTCATACCGTCCGAGTAGCTCGGTCATCGCCTGGAGGGCTTCAGCGTGCATTATTCCACCGCTCCGTCCGACTGCGTTGGGTAGTACGCCGCAGTCACATCATGCCAGTACCAGCGCAGGCCCGGCGTGTTCCACAGATGCTCCAGCAGGTAATAGTCCGCCGCAGCCATGACTGGGATAAACTCGCGGTGTTCGTTCCACACCGTGCCGCGCACGATGTAGCAGGACCAGCCCACGTTGCCCTTGACCGGAGGCCGCTGCCAGTTCTCATTGCTCGGCAGCGTGCCCCACAGCCCGTGATACGCCCGCACCATGATCACGTCCGGGTACTCGCGTTCGACGATGGCCTTCAGCTCGGCCACCAGCGTGGGCCGGGTGCACAGATCGTCATCGTCAAGCACCCACACGTAATCGCCCGTCGCCTCGAACGCAGCCAGGTTGCGATCAGCCATCACCGGGCCGCGCGGGTTGGGGTCCACGACGATGGTGTGCTCGAAGTCCGGGTCAGTCTGCGCCCGCATCGCCTCTTGGTTGCGTGCCAGCGCCTTGGGTCTTGCGCCAAACGTGCGGGTAATCACCTGGAGGAACATTATAAAATCTCCACGTACATGGCGCGCTCTAAGTTGATCGCCGTTTCAGCCAGCATCTTGTATTCCTGGCCAGCTTCGATGTGCCTGGAGCTGCCGTTTTCCCAAACGTTCATCGTGTACAGCGCGCGCACTGTGCGATGGACCGCAGCGTCCGCATGATACGGCCACAGCGTCACGTCACGTGAGATGTGACCGCATTGCACTCCGAACTGTGCCATAAGCAGCAGACCCGCACTCACGCACAGCTTAGCAAACGTCACATCATGCGCCGGGTTCTCCGGGTCAGTCTCTGGGAACGGCAGCATTTCCAACACGTGCCGGTGGATCAGCGTGCAGCCCCAACCGATCCCACTAACCCGCATTGCGCCGCCGTTCCGAGCTGCCTCTGCCTTCTCTGGATGATGCGACAGACTTTCACCCAGGGCGTGATCGTTGATGTACTCGTATGCGTTCAGCACATAGGCCCCGTGCCGCAGAACGTACACGCCATAAATCACGTCGCCTGGCGTCTCTGACAGCACCTGCACGGCATGATCGGGGAGGATCATGTCATGTTCGACCGTCAGCAGCGCGTCGTACCCGCCCGTGAGGCAGCGTTCACGCCCAACCCGGTATTGCGCCAGCACGTTGCGATGGTCCGGCACCGGATAGGGATTATCCTTGGAGATGATCCAATCCAGTGTGCCATCGAACTTTTGCGCGTCCATGCTGGCCTCTGTTTCTGGCCTCATGGCATCGTCCCAGGTGGGCGTGAACGCTAGTATCCTCATCATGTACTCCGACCCTGGCCAGGCTAGGAGCCTTGCGGCCCACCCGGGAGATCCCGGTTGTCGCCTGGCCAGAGTCAATGCACTAGGCCGACGGATGCGTGGCGTAGTGAATGGCCTCGGCCTGCAGCACGCCGTAGTCCGCCCGGAAGTAGTACAGCAAGCGGACCTGGCCCAGATAGGCCAGGCTGTACGGATCACGCAGGAAGGTCAAGCCAGGATCTTCATACAAACCCATGAAGTTGAAGTTGCCGAACAGCAGCGACTTCACGGACGCGCCCAGCGCCGTCATCTTGGCCGTGTTGTATACCGGATGGCCCCAGATCTCCGGCTTGCCGTGGTCGGTTCCGGCTGGGTTCGGGTTGAACAGGAACCCGTCGGTCGTCGACGTGCCCAGCAGCCCGCGAATGTAGCCCTCGGTCGTGCGGTTCATGATCCACACCGAACCGTCGACGTATTCCGATTGCTGCTTGTACAGCAGCTCCGGGATCTCCGCCGGCCCGATGGCCGCAGCTGCGTCCAAGGTCAGGCTGGCCGTGCCGTTGGCCAGCGCCTCAGTGATGAACAGGCTGTTGTGGGTCTTGGCCAAACCGCGTCCCACAAAGTTGGTCAGGAACTCCATCAGGTTCGAGTCTTCGTCCTCCAGAAGCTGGTAGGACAGCTTGACCTGCTTGGTGTACATCAACTTGGTGAGTGGCACCCTGTTGGTCGCCGGCGCATCCAGGTCGAACTCGTTGGCCTCGGTCGTGACGACGAACTCGCCATCGGCCTCGTCGTCGATCGGCACGTTCAGCGTGGTGCCCTTGCCGGTGAACTTCTGAACACCCACCTGGTTGGCCAGCATGGCCTCGTCGCGCCGTGCGATGATTCCCTGATAGTGTGCCGTGGGCACCAGGTACTGGCCATCCGCTGCCGTGCCGATGTTCATGTCAGTCGCGTTGGAGGCACGCAACTCCCTTGTTGCGGTCCGCAGATGGCGAATGCCGCCTGCGTCACCTGTGCGTAGCCAGTACTCGAAGGCACGGCTTTCAGTGTCGTTACCAACCTCTTTGTTAAGGTTGATGGACTTGTCGTGGATTGCCGCCCGGCCGGTGGACTGGCTCAGCTTGGCCATTTCAGCGTCGATTTTCTCGCGGCGTTCGATGTCCTTGGCGAGCTCATCCGCCTTGGCGATCAGATCGTCAATCTTGCTGCGATCTTCCGCAGTCTGTTCCGCTTTCTCAGCCAGCTCCTTGGCTTGGGTGAGAACCTGCGCGCGCTCAGCACGCAGTTGTGCAATGGTCTTCATCGAAGTTACTCCCTTTGTCTGACAGCGATCCGCAGCAGATCCCGCGCCCGCTGGACTGCGTTGGAGTTGGGGGTGGGTGTGGGCTGCTCCCGCAGCGCCGCAACCCGGTCGCGCACTTGTGCGCTTGTCGTTGGGTAGGCCGGGAACGTCACCGGGCTGACCTCAATGAGCTGAGCGCGCAGCACCTGCCGCACGATCTCACGCCCGGTCACAACCCAGTTGTCCTCATCGACCATAAAGCCAAAGGAAAACCCGCTCACGTCGCCGCGCTTCATCGACACCATGGCGTCTTGCGCCCAGGTCGTGTTAGGTGGCGTGATGTCGGGATAGATCCCACGTTCATCGACGGTCAGCGTCATGGTGCCGGCAGACGTTCGGCCCAGCACCATCGAACTGTCGTGCTGCCATAGCGACCGGATGTCCTTATCGGCGATGTCGAATGCACCGGCCACGATGATCTCACGCCAGCCGCCCAGATCCAGCGAAAGCTCGCCATAGGGCACGGCCCTGCCGACGATGCGACTCGGACCGTCCGGCGTCTCCCTGATCTCTAGCCTGCTTTCCTGCCAGGCCCGCATTTCAATCTCAGACATATCGCACCTCGTATCAGCCGATCAGAATGTTGCAGTCGCAGCCACGATGCAAGGGTGGGTGCCGCATACTGGAACCCGGCTTCAGTGACGGCAGTCCTTCCACGTCGATGCCATCACCGAGCTGAAGGAACCATTGCGCAATACCCACCGTGCGGCCGTTCATCTTGTCGCAGTAGGCGCAGTTCTCGCCAGAGGATGCCCAGCGGAGGAACATCACACCCACCGCCGCCCACACCGTCACAGCCACCGCGTTCACGATCCGGTTTGACTCGTCGCGGCCCCAACTGTCGGCCTCCGAGTCCTTGCGTTTCTCAATCACCGCCTCTGTCTCGGTCAGCCATGCCGGATCAGGCTCCGCCGCGCGTGTGCCGCTGGCCTCCGCCCGGTCCAACCCGTCGTACAGGTCGCTCCGTAGCATCGCCACCCAACCCGTCGCCCGGCTGCCCATGTAGTCGTCAGCAAAGCGCCGCAGACCGTCCTCATCTAGCTCGCCTTCGTGGCCCGCTTCCTGCGCTTCCGTGTGCGCCTCATCTGCTGCCAGTTGCGCCAGTGACCACATCGACGACCACAGCCGCTCACGCACTACAGGTTGATGGTTGTCGAGAAAATCGTTCAGCCAGCGCCGAAAATCAGCCAGTCCGTCTGGCCTGCGACCAAAGCGCCGCGCCGCGTTCAAAATGTCGTTTGACTCCCGATTGACCAGTCGCTGTGCAGCGTCCGAAATCTGGCCTTCGCCCACCGAACTAAGCCGCCGCCTGCGGCCCACGGCGCGCGTCTCACGTCCATCGTCGGTGCGAGTTTCAGCAGATTCGATCTGGCGCGTGGGCTGATCGGCTGGCGTCGTCTCTGGCGCCACCGGCCCCGTCGCAGCGTCCACCATATTCATCGGCACCAGGTACGTGTCGCCGCCGTCGACCGGGTTCTGGTTTTCCAACTCGCGCACATCGTTGGCCGACATCCAGCCCCAATTGCGAGCCACCGCATACGCATCAAAGCGCGCCTTGATGTCGCCGCGCAGCAGACCCGCCACCAAATGCTCGGCATAGTACCGTGCCCGCTCCGCATCGCTCAGCAGCGACATATTCAGCCGTTGCTCGATACGCGTCAGCCACGGCCCGATGGTGTAGATCACAAAGTCCAGGCTCTGCTGTTCGATGTTGGAGAACGTCGCCCGCTCCAGGTCGCCGATCATGTGCGGAGGAACCCGGAAGATCGCAGCGATCTCCGTCCGCTGGAAACGCCGCGTCTCCAAGAACTGCGCATCCTCCGGAGGAACACCGGTTTTGGTGTACTTCATCCCTTCCTCGAGGATCGCCAGCCGGTTGGCGTTGGTAAGGCCCTGGTGCCGCGCGGACCATGATGCCTGAAGATGCTTGTACGCCTCATCACCCAAAACGCCCGGATGCTCCAACACCCCGCCCGGCACCTCACCAGACCCGAAGACGGTCGCGCCGTAGCGCCCCGCCGCAATGCCAAGGCCAACAGACTCCCTGGCCAGCCGGATCAGGCTCTTGCCAGCCAGCCCGTCATAGCCAAAGCCGGGCACGTGCAGCACCTGGTCGCTGCGCATCGGGATCTTGCGACCGCCGTCCAGCTCATACTCATACCACCGCATCCCGTCCTTTTCGTTGACCGTCATCTTGCCGGGTAGCAGCGGCCACAGCGCCAGCGGCCGGCCTGCGCCGTTCCGCTCAATCTCACAGAACGAATTACCCCACAGCGTGAGATGCGCCATCATCACCTCACGCCACTCGAAGGACGTGATCACCGGGTTGGGTGCCGTGTGCAATAGGCTGGCCAGGGGGTGATCCGTCGCGCGCTGCCGGCCGCGATCCTGCCGCTCGTAGAGGATCAGCGGCAACTGCGCCACACCCTCCGCCAGCACGCGCACGCACGCCAGCACAGCAGAGTAGGCCAGCGACGACTCCGGCGTCACAGACACGCCCGAGGCCGACGACTCACCGCCCGCCAGCATGGCCAGCAGCGCGCCCGACGTATCCCGCCGTTCGGGTTCGGTTGGTGGTTTCAGCAGCCTACTCAGTACACCCATAGTTTTTGTTTCCTGGGAAACACTTCAAGCGCCCAAGTGCTCCGCGAGTGCGTTCAGCTTGGTCTCGATACGCGACACGATAGCCAACACGTCGCCAGTGGGAACAGGGTCAGGGTCAGGTTTGACCGGCGTCAGCACCCAGATGCCGTGTAGTGTGCCGTGATGATCCGTGCCGCCCATCATGCCCTGATTACTCAAAGCGTCGCTTGGCACGGAAGACAAGATCCATGTGTGATAGAACGGGCCGAAGGTTGGCCCAAGCTCGTACTCGTACAGGCCATTGCTGTTGGTGCGCTTGGCATCGCCGCGCGGTGCCCAGTTGTGCGGGTTGGAGGGCAAGGTGGGCAGCGCCGTTGACGGATTGCTTAGATTCGGGTAGGTCATCACGACCGGTTGGCTCACCGCCGGCAGGTTGCCGCGGCGCGCTGAGACCGTCACAACCACATTGCCCGTCGTGCAGTGGATCTCCGCCAAGCGCCAGTATTCCGTTGTGCCCGCCGGGATGCGCGCAGGGAGAACCTCACAGCCGTCCCAGTGTTCGCGCAACCAGGTCAGATCCCGTTCGGTGCCGTCAATATCGAATACCTTGGTCATGATCCAGCCCTTTTCAATGCGCCCATCAATCCCAGCAGCAGCAGCACCAGCCCGCACGCAATCAGCGCCAGCCGCCAGTCGAATGCCGCCAGTCCGCCGCACAGCAGCGCCAGGCCAAGGATCGTCAACGCGTCGGACCAGTCGATGTGTTTCATGCGACCGCCATCGTAGCTTGGCCCAGGACGTTGACCGTGCCGATGGCCAGCAGGGTCGATGCGCTCGTAGGATGCAAGGCCTTCAGGCTCCAGACCAGCCCGGTTGCTAGTGCAAGATCGTCGCAGATCGTCATCACCAGGTCAATCACCACTGTGCCGGCAGCCTGGCTGACCGTGAGCGTGCCGTTGGCCGCCGTGCCGGCAGCGCCGTTGAGCCGCAGAAGACCGTCCGTGCCGGCGGCCGGGTTCGTCTCAACCAGCTGGAGGATCGCATCCGCATCTGCCTCAGACGTAGCGCGCTTGACCGTCCAATAGACCTTGGTCCAGTCCGCAGGGATCGACAGACCGCTGATCGTCGCCTGGAAGGACACCGCCTGATAGATCGCCAGCTCACCGCCGTCGACCGCTGAGACCACCGTGAGCGTAGCGGTGGCCGCAGCCAGCGCCGTGGCCAGGTCGTCAAGGTGGTCGTCGATGCTGCCGTCTGCCGGCGTGCCAGCGGTGGGTGCCAGCTTCATCGCATCCCGCACCTGTTGCGCAGTAAGCCCCGTAGCAGCTGCAGCGATCTCCGCAATCGCACTGGCTGCCAGCTTGTCAGCCGTGATGCCATCGTCGGCCAGGGTCACTGTTCCGCTAACGCTGTTTATTTGAAGGAATGCGCCTGTCGTTCCTATGTTGTCCCGATTAGCTTCGAGGCTATCAGTAGTCTCGCTGAACGCGCCGCCGCCGCTGTTGACTTCGGTCTTAGCTGTTGCGTCCATCGCGTCCTTGCGGTACAGACCGCGCAGCCACTTGGGGAGCGACGTGATACCGTTGAAAATACCAAGCAGGGTTGTCGTTCCTGCGGTGTCGGGATGGTTCGTGAGCGTCGTCACGGTTGACACCGTGTCAGTCGCCTTAAACACGCTCACATCTGCCGCCTGTACCGGGATCGCAATACCTACAGAATACCATTCAGCGCCCGCCGCGTCCTGACACATCACCGTGATCCTACCGCCCGCGCCTGCCGCGGTTGTCTCTGCCGCACTCAGAACGATAGCGATTTGCGTTCCACCTGCGGGGCTAACCGTTGGCGTATTGGTCAGCGCACCGAACGCGCCTCCGTTCGTGGACATAGTGAAGTCGGAAGCGGTGATCGTGGGGGACGCCTTGAACAAGCCAGGGTTAGCCTTGTCTTCCAGGCCCGGCAGGTAGTAGGTAAACGCGGTTCCGGCAATGGCGACGATGCTCATGGGGTATTATTCCCTGCGCGCCTTGATGATGGCGTTCTTTTGCGCCGTTGTCGGTGTGGCGACAAGCGAAACCAGCGCCGTGAACGCCGCTGTCATGTTGGTGTACGTGAACGCATCGCCTTGCGTCGGGAAGTTCGCGCCCCCTGTGCCATAGATGCCCTCAGCGCCACCGAGCGCGGTCACCTCGTCGGTCATGTTCGTGACGCGTTGCTTGAGGTCGAGGAACGAGCGGTAGATGCTGTAGATGTCGTCGCGGGTTCTAGTGGTGAAATCAGCCGGTGTGGTCAAAGGTTATCTCCTTATGAAAATGCGCTATACGCAAGTCCAGCGCCGCCGTTATATAACAATGTGCGGTCATCGTCTGATAGCAGCCGCTTCCAAAAACCTAGTTCGTCAATGTATCCAGCGTGGTAATCTGGATAGCCGGGATACTGTCTCGCACCAACTCGAAACTCTGTCGCTCCACTGTTGGGCGTGGTTGCTTCTACGCTTACAGCCGGTGTGCCGTTGTTTAGCTGGATGCGGCACTTCTGGTCTACCGCTGACCACCAAGCCGCGATGAAATACCACGTATTGATCGCTATCGTGCCTGCACCAGAACTTGCGATGTAACCACCTGCACCGCCATTGATGTAAAATCGAGCCTCGCCAGCGTTCATGTCCAGCGTGTACTCGCGGCTTGTATTCGTGTCCTTGGTAACGAGCGACGTAGCCGCCGCGATACTTGTCCAGCGAAACCAGCCAGCGATAGTGAACGACGACCCGCCGCACTGCAACGCTGCTTCACTGGCACGGCTGAAATACTGTGACGACGCCTTGTCAAACGTGCGCGCCGTGCCGATCTTGCCAGCCGCGCTGCCAGGAGATGCGGATTGCGTGAGCGTCAGGCCGTTCGTGTGCGCGTCCAGAGCATTGTTAGCGCCCGCGGCTTCGTCCATCTTCCAGTACGCGACAAGACCCGTCAATAGCCCGTTAGCCGCGCCACCCACGCTCACCGCCCGCCGCGACGTTTGCACGCCGAAGCCGGGGATTTGTAGAACGCGTTGACCTGGGCGAATGACTGATACCATGATACTTCCGTTAATCTGCCTTATTTGGAACCTAACTATCCAGCCGCGCCAGCACCCGGCTCAACACCTGGCTGGTCATGGCAAGATCGTCCCCGACGTGCAGCGCCGCCAACTGTCGGGGGAACGTCATGCGCGCCAGGTCGATCAACTGCACAATGGTTCTGACGCTATCCTCTGCCAGCGTCAGCAACGTCTCATCCGAGAAACCGCGCACGTCCTGTATTTCATCCATCGTTTTCACCTTCCAATCACGGACCCAGGGTCCGAATACCGCGCTTCTGATACACCGATTCCGCCGCCGGACCATGCAGCGACGCGCGGTAGTAGGCCATGATCAGCGCCACCATGCCGTCGATGCGTTCGGTGGACTTGTTCTTGTCCGGTTTCATGTTGCCCGCTGGGTCGCGTGTCACCACCAGGTTGTCGGCCATCCACGCCAGCGCCGGATTGCCTGCATGGTTGATCGTCTTGCGCTGGATTGCCACCTCGATAGCCTTCATGGCTGGGTTCATGCTGACATAGCCCTGCCGAAATTCGATGACCTTCTCCGGCGCCAGCTTGACCTTGTTGGTGACGGACGTTGCGTTCCAAGGGTCGAACGCCAGCTCCGCCACATCGAAGCGCGCCACATCCGCCTCGATTTGCTCCAGGATGTAGTCGTAATCCACCACGTTGCCCGGCGTCGTGGTCATGATCCCCTGCTTGATCCACACATCGTAGGGTGCCCGGTCGGTCTTGACGCGTTCCTGCCAGTTGTCCTCCGGTATCCACATCCGGCACAGCACGTCGAAGACCGTGCCCTGGGTTGGAGGAAACACCCACACCAAAGCCGTCACGTCCAGCGTCGACGACAAGTCCAACCCGCCGTAGCACCTGCGCTTGGCGAGATCCGCCTCGTCGATCGGCCGCAGGTTGCACGCGCGCCAGCGGTCCGGGTCGATCCACCTGGTACTGGCTTGCGTCCAGATGTTCAGCTCCTTTTGGAGAAAGACATTCAGCCGGCTTGGCATCTGCTTGGCCTTGCGCGCCTTGTCCCGCAGATCGTCCAGCTTCTTGGACACTCCGAGGTTGGGATTGGCCTTGTACCAGGCCCGTTCGTCCTCCCAATCCTCGAGCTGCCCCTGGCCGTCCCGGTCCAACGAGTAGATCATGCCGTGCCAGGCGTCGTCCGTCACCACGCTCGACAAGACCTTCTCCGTGTAGTCGTGGAACTGGTAACAGATGCTCTGCCGATCGCTGCCGGCAGTCGTCACAGCAGCCATCAACGGCTGCCTGCGCGCGCCCGTCGCCGTCTCCAACACGTCCCACATATCGCCCGTCGGGTGTGCGTGCAGTTCGTCGACTAGCCCGCCGTGCACGTTCAGGCCGTCCAAGGTATCCGAGTCCCTGCCGACTGGCTCCATCTTGGAGAACGTCGTCAGCATCGCCAGATTGTCCTTGACCGTCGTCACCGCCGCGCGCAAGTCGGGTGATTGCTTGACCATGCGCTGCGATTCCTGGAAGATGATCCTGGCCTGGTCGCGCTTGGTCGCCGCCGTGTAGATCTCCGCCCCCGGCTCGCCATCCGCCACCAAAAGGTACAGCCCCACCCCGGCCAGGATCGTGGACTTCCCGTTCTTGCGCGCCACTTCCAGGTAGGATGTGCGGAACCTGCGCGTCCCATCGGCCCGCAGCCACCCGAACAGCGTCGAAAGATAAAACTCTTGCCAAAGTTCCAGGGCAATTTGCGCCCCTGCCCACTCCCCTTTGGAGTGCCGAAGGAACTGGAAAAAAGCCAAGCACGTGCTCGGCAGCCCCCTGGTCATAGCGCAGGCCCCGCTCGCGGCCGTGTTCCAGGTCATGGACATGCCGCTCGCAGGCCAACCGCACCCACCGGCAGGCCGGGATCTGCCCCGTCAGCACACGGTCAATGTACTGATCCACGCCGTGGGTCACGCCGCACGCTCCTGGCTTTCGGCTTGGCGATTCTTGCGTTCCAGGTACTTCTCAAACTCGCTCTTTTCCTTCGGCGCCTCGCTGGCCACCCGCGATCTGGAGGATGGCGTCAGGCCAAACTCCGCCATGAACCCGCGCATCTGTGCCAGCGCCTGGTTGAGCACCGTCACAGCCGGGTGCGCCTTGATTGATCCCGTTCCGGTATCCGTGTACATGCTCTTGTTGTCGTCAAGGTCCTTGCGCGCCGCGCGGTACCTAGCATACGACTCGCAGTAGACTGCCAGCGCCGTCAGGTCCGTGTCGCGCAGCACCCGCATGGCCAGCAGCAAAGGTGCGACGCGTCGCCACTCCGACTTGCCATCGTCAGGCAGCCAATCAGGCGGAGCTGGCGCGCGCAGTCGATCCCGGCCGACGGCAGCGGCGCGCTTGACCGGCCGCTTGCCAGGGTTGCCGGTCAGCAGCTTCAGCTCCGAAGGCTTGGGCTTGCGTCCAACTGTCGCCACCTAAAACGCTCCTTGAGTTTCGCGGCCGCGAGAAAAGGAT